CCGAACTGGCGCTGCGGGTGCGCTTGCGCACCAGAACTTCGCCATCCTGCTCCATCGCCATGTAGGCGGCTTTCACGAATCCGAAGAAGTCGAAGCGACCATCGGCATCGCATACCTTGAACCAAACAGTGAGCAGCTCGTTGATTTTGTCCTTGTCCTTGCCGGTGGCGCGCGGGATGATGCCCGCGCCGACCGTCGCCACCGCCAGGCCATCCATGCCAGCCCAGATGTACGGGACGTTCTGCACCAGGGCACGCGCCTTGGAGCGTAGCGCCTTGGCATCTGCCTGGTGATCAGCGTTCGCGCTGGCGCCAGCGCGGCGGGGGCGCCACGTGTCGCGCGGGCTGGCCGCTTCGTACGCACGCTGCAACTGGCGTCGCGCGAAGTGGCGCGCGATCCCTGCCTGCGGGCTGACGAAGCCGATGACGCGATCGATGATGTTGGCCATCAGTCGCCCCGACTCGTGGTGAAGCGGAAGCCGAAGATGTAAGGAACTGTGCGCCGGGCGCTACCGCTGATGACCTGCACCGCGTGCGCTCGGGCAGCGATCAGCTGCGCCGTGTTCTGGTAGGTAATACGCCGTCCGTCGAATTCGACCGAGAGCGCGCCGGATACAATCGCGGCGTCGAGTGCGTCAATGTCTGATTGGGAGATAGCCATGCCGCCCACGGTAGCGATATGGCTGTCTCAATTCTCGGAAAACTGAGATTTTATTTCTTGGTGCCGGGCGTCTTGATGATGCGGTAGACCGACGCCCTGCTGATGTTGAGCCGGCGGCCCACCTCCGTCGCGTTGCGCCCGTTGAACAACACCATGACTTCGGCCACGATACGGTCGCGTTCAGCCTGCGATCGTCGTGGGATATACGTCTCGATGCCGGCGAACTCCCTACGCGCCAGCTCCTTTAGCGCGAAGGCCTTGTCACGCATCTCGGGAAACTCGATTTGAATGAACTCAAAGATTTTGTCAATTAGGTCGACGTTGTCGAGCAGCGCGGCGCTCACCACTGCCTCCCGACTGGCCGGCGCTGGTGGGGTGATGGGGTCGAGGGCGGTTTCGGTTTCCATGGTTCGTTTGCTGGTTGCGCTGTTGTAGTTGATAGTGGCGTGATGTCAGTGGTGGGCTGATCACCATCCGGGGCAGGCTGGTCAACCGGGCTGGCATCGTGGAACAGGTCGGACGTGACAGGGTTGACCTTCTCGCGCACCAGCTGCCACTGGTGGGGAGTCTTCTTATGCAGGCCGAGGTACTGCGCGGCGGCTAGGTTGTAGACCATCAAGTCGCCAGCCTCGTTGCGGGCGCTCTTTTTCTTTTCCCACACGGTGACTTTGCGGCCACGCTTGTAGATGGTGACGCTGTACTCAGCGGTCAGCTGGTCGTAGTAGTCATCCGGCAGGCCGTCAGGGAAGTGGGTTGCGCCCGGGCCCTCGGCCACCTTGTAGCGGCTGGCGAGATAATCCTTGGCTGTATCGGTACCGATAAGCCACAGCTTCGCGCCGTGCGGCATGATCTTGCCCATCCAGTTCACGTCTACCAGGGTTGGCTTGGCAGAGAGGATCGGCTTGTTGTAAGTCGATGCGCCCTTGATCGCATAGATGTGGCGGTGCTGACGCGTGCGGGTGAAGTTGTAGACGTCTTGCGTATTGGCGCCACCCGAGTCAATGAACGTAGCGGCGATGCCGAGCATGCGCCCGCCGGCATGCTGGTACCGGCCCAGCAGCAGCGCATCGAGTGCTTCCCACGTCGCCTGCTCGGTGGGCGAACCTGACACCACCTGGTAGTCGATGATCCAGTCTTCCATACCTTCACCCCAGGCCACGACCTTGAGCTCGAGGCGGTCAGGCTGCGTGTCGACAGCGGCGGTCAGGATCAGGCCGCGCATCGGCACGGTGCCCAGCTTGTAGCCACCGGCCCGGGCCTTGAGTTCTGTCGCCTTGGTCTGTTCCTTTTTGCGCTCCCAGCACCGCGCCAGGCGCGTGTTGTAAAACACAATCATCAGCTCTTCGCTGCCCTCGTCCAGCTTGGCCCGGGCTGCGCGATACTCGCGCAGCAGGGCGATCCAGGTGAGCCAGCCGTATGGCGTGAACATCGCATTAATCGTGAAGCTGACCGTCTCACCATCACCAGGTACGCCGGTCGACCACGCGCCGCGGCGGAACATATTGTTCTTGTCGGTCTCGTACATGACCGCGCCACACGCGCTGCACGGATACACCGCCTGGCCCGCCTCGTCCTCTTGCAGGCGCTCGAACACCAGAGGCTGCTCCTGTCCACAATGCACGCAGTCAGCCAGCGCCTCCTGGCGGGTGCCCTGCAGGTACAGGTTCTCAATGATCGACTGGCCAGTGATCGTTGGCGAACTAGGAAAATACGACTTGCGATTACGCTCAAACGATGTCTGGCGCGCCTTCGCCAGTTGGACCGGGTCACCCTCGCCGTTCACGTTGGCGTTGGCGCGGTCGACTTCATCGAACAGCACGCGCCGCGCCGGGATCTCCGACAGGTTGGCCGCCGCGCCGGCGGTGACGATGTGCAGCGAGCCGCCGGTGTATTCCTTGTTATCGAGCGTGTTGACAGCATCGCGCGAACGAGGTGCGGCCACGCGGTCACGCACCTCGGGCACTGCAGCGATGGTCTTACTCACGCGCGCGCTGGTACGTTTCGCCAGCTTACCGGTAGGAAGAATCCACAGGAAGTTTGCTGGCGACTGGTGCACTGTTGAACAAAACCAGTTCAAACCTACCTGCGTTTTTAGCATCTGCGATGCGCCCATCAGGGCGACGGTCTTGCACCAGTGATTGTCGGACAGCGCGCGCATCACTTCACGCGCATGAGGCGTGCGGTCGGTCCGGTACTTGCCGGCCTCGTTAGCACCCGACTCTTTCGGGATCACCATGTACCGGTCCGACCATTCGTCGACCGTCATGTTCGGGTCAGGCTGCAGCCCGCGCGCGATTGCCGGGCGCACGATCGTCGCAGCCGAGGTCAGGCCAATCATCCTGCATGCTCCTCGAGCTGGACGTCCAGGCGCTCATTGAACGCGTGCGCCATGCTCTCAAGCAGAATCCGGTGTTCGCGCTCAATCACTTCCTCGCACTCCTCAGCGGTACGCAACGGCGCCACGTCGGCAGCGATGCGGCGGGCGCAGTTAAGCAGCCCATCTCGCAGCGCACGTGCCGCCTCGAACACAGCCGAGTCGACGTCAGCCTTGAGTAGGAATCGACCCGACATCTCGGCCAGCTTGATCTCGGCAGCTGCTGCCTCCGCTGCCTCCCGGCGCGCGCGGCTGCTGTCGTACCCGGGGACTTTGGTCACAGACTCCGGACCTCCCGTACCCGCCGGGGTGTCGGGCTGCGCCCCACTTGCCATGGGGTCAGGGCGTTGGCCGTTCGCGCGCGGGCGGGTATGTTTTTTGTAGAGGTGCGTCGCGTACTCCGGGTCGACCTTCCCATCGGTCACCGGGATGCCGCACCTGGTCACCGCGTCGTACGCGGACTGGCGGGAGATGCCTTGCAGCTTTGCCCAGTCGGCGATGGTTGTCAGGTTTTGCGTCATATTTCTTCGTTGTCAGGTCAGTTGTCAGGAAATGTTTTTGGGTTCTGCTAGTGCGATGACGTGGCCTGAATTACCCTTGCTAGCCCTGCTCCAGGAAGAACCTAACCCCCGGGGGGGTATCAGGTTGAGCCCGGGCGCGGGCGATTAAATTCAGCGTCGAAGTGCCCAGAGAACTTGGCTTCGATGGTGGCCTGACCGATCTCGTGGAAGCGCAGGCGTGTCTTGTACTGCGCCTGCTGCACGAACACAAACATCGGCTTGATCGCCGTGCCATGCGCGAAGCGGCGCTTGATGTACACGCCTGGTGGCAGGCCGCGGTTACCGTTCGGCAGTACGAAGTACGTCACGCCCTGGCGCGCGATGGTTCGATTCGACCGCGTGCTGCCCGATGCACGCGACTCGTGGCCAGCTCCACGCTGCACCTTCAGCTGCGACAGCATCTGGGTAATCTGCGCGCGGCGCACGTTGCCGTTCGCATCGAGCGTGGCGCCGTCACCGGGCATGGCGAACCAGCCCTGCAGCATCATGCCGTTGGCCTGCAGCAGGCGCTCCATGCCCTTGAGGCCACGGTTGCCGCCGAAGATTTGCGGGCCGAGAAAGCGGTCAGCCGGCGTGCCCTTGCCGAACGGGTTGTCCTTGACCCAGACGCGCGCCTCGAGGCTGGTCTTGGTAGCAGGCTTGAGGAAAGTGCCGTTGAGCGCGTAAGGCGTTGGACGATCGAATACCGAGCGCATCTCTGCCTTGATCGCGGCCTGCACATCCTTGGCCGTGCGGGTCAGGGCGATAGTAGCCACGATCGGACCGCGTCGGCCCAGCTCCTCGATCCGTGCGGCCACAGCCGGGAAGTCGGTTCGCAGATTCATTCGCATCGTTTCACTCCTTTTTCTGGCTTTGCAGCCTGTTATTCAAACCCTGCAAGTCTGGAACCCGCATGGATACTGACTCTTGGCAGGGTATGTAGGGTTGCAGGGTTGTTTTAGATGTGAGCATCAAAAAAAACTCATCGGCATATCAACATCGTTTCGCGCCTACATGCGCTAAACCCCGCAAACCCTGCATACCCTGCTAAAACCCGCATGGAGACTGGCTCTCCGGCTTGCAGGGTTTGCTCCCTACCCTGCTCAACCCTGCAATGCCCGGTCCGCACGAACGTCGCCGAGCTTCCTGAACTTGGCGATCTGCTCATCCAATGGGTCCGGGAAATCAGGGTTGTCCACCACGAACACCATTCGGGTCTTCTTGTGCTTGCTGTCGACCGCGACGCTCTTCTTCGACTTTGTCTCGCGACTACCGATCAGGCCGGCGAACTTGCACAGCGTCAGGGGCTTCTCACCGCTTTTGTCGCACCACCGCTTGTAGATGATGTACAGATCCTCAGACAGGCACGACGTGTATGGCGCGTCCAGGTAGCCGTCCTTCCAGGCACGGTGGAACGACATCCATCCGGCCAAGCCGAACTCGATCACGCGCTCCTTGGCCAGCGTCATCGGCGGCTTGGTGTGCTCGTTGAAGCCGTCGAGCGGCAGGTTCAGCAGGAAGTGATAGAACGCCTGGATGCCACCGGCTCCGATGGAACGCTGCACGTCGGCATAGAACGCTGGGTCCTGCTTGCGCCGCGCCTCGATGACCATGAAGCGCCGGTCTTCCAGCTCGATTGGGATCGGCTGCGGCTCGTTCGAGAGGAACGTCGCGTTCATGTGGTTGCGCTCGTCGCGCAGCGGCAGGTTCTTCTCGTTGATCGAGGTGGTCTTGCCGGTGATCATGTACTTGAGCGTGCCGTTGTGGGAGTACTTGTCGTCGCGCGACAGCACCTCCTCGAACAGCACGAACAGCTTGCGGCTGCGCCAGGCGGTAAAGCTCGACTCCAGCTGGTGCTGACTGGCCACCGTGCCGTAGTCGCCATAGATCGGCTGCATCACGTCCTGGAAGAACAGCGACTTGCCAGTGCCTTGCTTCTCGCCGAACATCAGCAGCGCGGTCTGCATCTTGGCGCCCGGGTGCTGCAGCGGGTACGCAAGCCAGCGCAGGATCCATTCCATGGCTTCGTCGGCTTTATCTTCTGCATCGCACAGCGAGGCCAGGAGCGCGAGGATTGGTCCGACGAGCGCGTCGTTTTGCTTTGGCGTGAGCGGCCAGCCGAGGAAGATGTTGACGTGGCTGACCGGGTCGGCCTGTTGCGTCGGATCGAACACGAGGTTGCGCGCCTCGATCGTCTTTCGTTGGGCATGCTCCTGCCATTTGCCGGTGAGCTCGGCGGTGTAGTCGGCGCGCACGGCGCCCAGCGACATGACCTGCTGGCCGATGCCGTCCCACACCGTTTCGGTGCCGCGCAGGAGCGTGAGGTTGTCGAGCATCTCGCCCAGCTTGCCGCCACCCGCGCCTTCGACGGCCTTGCCGCCAATGAGGGTAGGAAGGGATTCGCGCATGATAGTGCGGCGCGTCGTGTCTTTCTCCCAGGCGCTGGCCAAGTCCTTGCCCACCCATGCGGCGAACGCGGACTTCTTCAGGCGCTGCTTGCGCAGGCCGTCCCAGATGTCCGTCGTCGGGTAGATCAGCTGCATGTGGGCGAGTA